TTATATTTAAAGGAACTGATGGGTCTTCTGATATAACAGCATTAACTCTTGATATGAGTGATGCTGGTAAAGCAATATTCACTGGAGCAATTTCTGCAACAACTATCACGCTTTCTGCTGATGGTGGTGTAATAGTTCCAGATAATGGTAATGTTGGTTCTGCATCTTCAACAGCTGCAATGCAAATTGCTTCTACAGGTATAGTTACTTTCGTAGATGATATTTTAATAAAAGATGGTGGTACTATCGGTGTTGCAAGTTCAACAAGTGCTATTACTATATCTTCTGCTGGTATTGTAACCTTAGTAGATGACCTATTAATCAAAGATGGAGGCACTATAGGTGTAGCCTCTGCTACAACCGCAATGACAATATCTTCTGCTGGTATCGTAACATTTGTTGATGATATTATAGTAAAGGATGCTGGTACTATAGGTTCTGCAAGTGCTCCAACTGCTATAGGAATTTCATCTGGTGGTATTGTCACCCTAGTAGATGATTTACTAATAAAAGATGGTGGAACAATAGGAGCTGCGTCAGCAACTACTGCTATTACAATTGCTTCTACTGGTATTGTTACATTAGTAGATGATTTAATATTAAAAGATGCCGCAACAATCGGTGTCACAAGTGCGGCAGGAGCAATTACGATTGCTTCAAGTGGTATAGTAACTTTTGCAGATGATATACTTATTAAAGACGGGGGTACTATTGGTGCAGCCTCTGCTACAACTGCTATTACAATTGCTTCAAGTGGTATTGTCACCTTAGTAGACGATTTGATTTTAAAGGATGCTGCAACCATAGGTGTTACATCTTCGACATCTGCTATAACAATAGCATCTACTGGTATCGTAACATTAGTAGATGACCTAATTCTTAAAGACGCAGCTACAATAGGTGTCACAAGTTCAACATCTGCAATTACGATTGCTTCTACTGGTATTGTTACTCTAGCAGACGACTTACTTCTCAAAGATGTTTGTACGATTGGTACTGCAACTACCGCTGGTGCGATTTCAATTGCTGCAGATGGTCTAGTTAATTTAGCAACTGCTGCCGCAACAGTAAATGGTGCAGTTATAAAAGCTGCTGGTAAAGAATCTATCTGGGTTCCTGCTGCAGCCATGTATCCAAGTACAACCAATCCTTGTGCTGATTTAGTTCAAGTGGAGACAACTGCATTACGTCCAGATTTAAAAGTGTTGGACTTTGCAACAGGAGCTGATGATTTTGCACAATTTAGTATAGCGTTTCCTAAATCATGGAACGAAGGAACAGTTACTTTTCAACCATTTTGGACTGTTACAGGAACTAATACGGGAACAGTTGCATGGGGTTTAGGTGGTATTGCTGTAACTAATGATGCCACTATTAACACAGCATTTGGTACTGCCGCTGTTACTACTGCACTTGCACATAGTGGTACATCAAACGATTTAATGGTTTCTGTTGAAAGCGGTGCAATAACAATTGCTGGAAGTCCTTCAACGGATGATGTGTGTTTCTTTCAAGTAAATAGAGATGTATCTGCTGATAATCAGTCGGGAGATGCAAGACTTATAGGTATCAAAGTGTTCTTTACTACAGATGCTGCTAATGATGGATAAGGAGATATTTTAAATGACTATGTTTGGCTATAATGTCCTTGGATTTGGCTCTACATTAGCAAATGCTGGTTCTGTTAACGGATTTTTTGCAACAGGCGGTAATACCATAGCTGCGAAAGGCCTTGATATTATCCACACCTTTACGGCTAGTGGCACCTTTGCTGTTGTATCAGGTGAAGATACTGTTGTTGATTACCTTGTCATTGCTGCCGGCGGTGGTGCCGGTTTGATGGGTGGCAGTGGAGCGGGCGGTTATCGTGCATCGTTTAACAGTGAAGCATCTGGTGGTGGAGGATCAAGTGAATCTGCCTTAACTTTAGGTATTTCAAGCAACACCGTAACAATTGGTGCTGGTGGTGCTTCTGGTTCTGTTGGAGCCAATTCAGTGTTTGCCTCAATAACATCTGCCGGCGGTGGCTTGGGTGGTGGTAATGGTAATGTAGCTTCAGCTGGTGGTGCTGGCGGTTCTGGTGGTGGAGGTAGTTATAGCGCTAGCTCCGGCGGTGCTGGAACTTCAAACCAAGGTTTTGCTGGTGGTGCTGGTTCCCCCGCAAGTGACGGCACAGCTGCTGGTGGTGCTGGCGGTGGTGCGAGTGAAGTTGGTGCTGCAGCTACAAATGGTCAAGGTGGTGCTGGCGGTGATGGTGTTGCTTCAACCATATCTGGATCAAGTGTCGTTCGTGCTGGAGGCGGCGGCGGTGGTAACAACCCTGGCCAGGCTCCTGGCGGTGGAGCTGGTGGTTCAGGCGTTGTAATAGCACGATACACGACATTCCTTGAAGAAAAGAACCAAGCTACAGGCGGAGCTATTACGGCTATAGGAAATTATAAAATTCATACCTTTACATCAAGTGGCACATTTGCTGTACCTGCTAATAAGAGAGTTCCAGTTCAATACCTTATCATTGCTGGCGGTGGTGGTGGCGGTGGATCGTATCGTGGAGGTGGCGGTGGTGCTGGCGGCTATCGTAATAGTACTCTTGGCGAGTTAACGGGTGGCGGTGGAGGCGCTGAAGTAACTTTAGCAATTGCTGAAGGTGACACTACAGTAACAGTTGGCGCTGGTGGTGCCGGTGATGATAATGCCAATGGCGCTGGTGGTGGAAATTCGGTGTTTGGGTCAATTACAAGTACAGGCGGCGGTGGTGGTGGTAAATATCAAACTGCTGGTGTTGCTGGTGGCTCGGGTGGTGGCGGCGGTGGCGCTAGTGGCGCTGGTGGTGCTAGAAATGCAACTGTCCAAGGTTTTGCAGGTGGTGCTGGTGGCGCTTCACAACCGTCTGGTGGCGGTGGAGGCGGTGCTGGTGTGGCAGGTGTTGCAGGAGGCAATGCCGGAACTGCTGGTGATGGTGGTAACGGATTAACGTCATCTATAAATGGTACTGCAACTATAAGAGGAGGCGGTGGTGGCTCTGGATCATACGGCAACGGTAATAATGTTGCTATTGGTGGTCTTGGAGGCGGTGCTGCTGGTATTTACGCAGGTGGTAGCGGTTCAGACAATTATGCAGACGGCATTAATGCAGTAGCTAATCTTGGTGGTGGAGGTGGTGGATCTAGCGGTGCAGATGCCGGCGCTGGCGGTAATGGTGGTTCAGGCCTCGTAATTGTACGCTATCACTATCAAAAATTATTCTTAGAAGCTACAGGCGGCACAATTACTCGCACTGGAGATTATCAAATACATACCTTCTTATCATCTGGAACTCTTTCAGTCAACACTATTGGAGTAGACGACAATGTTCTCGATTTTCTTGTCATTGCTGGGGGCGGAGGTGGCGGAGGTAACGTTGATGCAATGTCGGGAGGCGGTGGTGCTGGAGGTTATCGTGCCTCTTGGAACTCTGAGGCATCTGGTGGTGGAGGATCAAGCGAAACTGGTGTGACAGGAATAATTGCAGATTTTACAGTTACAGTAGGTGCCGCTGGTGCCGCTGGTGCCCAAAGTCAAACTGGTGATGGCGGGAACGGGGCTAACTCAGTTTTTGGTTCAATCACAAGCGTTGGCGGCGGTGGTGGTGGTGCATATCAAAGAACAGGTATATTAGGTGGTTCTGGCGGTGGCGGCGGTGAAGATTTCGAAACTGCGGTTGCTGGGACTGCAAATCAGGGTTTTGCTGGTGGCGGAGCTAATGGTTCTTCAACCACTTCATCTTCTGGAGGCGGTGGCGCTGGAGCTGTGGGGGGTAACGCTACAGATTATGCCAACACCCCTGGCACTGCCGCGCAGAGAGGACAAGCAGGTGCTGGCGGTGCAGGTGTCGCGTCAACTATATCAGGATCATCCGTTACTCGTGGCGGCGGCGGCGGCGGTGGAGGAGTTGCACTAGGCGCAGGTGGCTCAGGTGGAGGAGGTAATGGTGGAAAGTATAACCGAAGTCCAGCCCCTGTAGCAGGAACAGTAAACACAGGTGGCGGTGGCGGCGGTACGGGTGGCGCTGGTGTTGGAACAACAGGTGGATCAGGCATCGTAATTATTCGTTATAAATATAAGTAACAATTTAAATATTAATAGAAAGTGAATATAAAATGGAAGTAAAAAAATGTGGTCGATGTAGTCACAGTATGGAAAGTGGATCAGATGTAGAAATATTATGTATAGCTAATCCACCTGTGGTTATAGTTTTTGAAGGTAAAATTATGAGTATGTTTCCCTCTATGATGTTGTGGGGCAAATGTGATAGCTTTATAAAAGGTAAAACTCAAAAATTAAATAAACAACCTCCAGAAATTCTGGAACCAGAACTAAAGGTAATAAAATAATGGCTCATTATGCTCAAGTAAATTCAGACGGAATTGTCGTTCAAGTGCTAGTTATGGACAACGATATGGAAACTAATCAGGGTGAGGCAGCGTGTATTGCTTGGCTTCAAAAAAATGTTAACGATGATGAATGGGTAAAAACCTCATTTAACAACAATATTCGCAAACAATATTGTGGGGTTGGTTTTACCTATGATAAATCTAAAGACATCTTCATTACTCCACAACCCTTTGCATCTTGGGCACTAGATAGTAGTAATGATTGGCAACCGCCAGTTGCTATGCCAGATGATGCTAGTGCAGATAAAATATATTTTTGGGATGAAGACGTATACAAAGCTGACAATTCTAAAGGTTGGGTTCTACAAGAATAGAAGTAGTTACTCTTATAAATATGTAGAAAGGAATTAATTCTATGGCTATACCTTCTACTAAAGCAACCCTAAAAACTTACTGTCTTAGAGCTCTTGGTTCTGGTGTTATCGATATTAACGTATCAGATGATCAGGTAGATGATCGCCTAGATGAGGCCTTACAATACTTTGCACAATATCACTACGATGGTATTGAAAAGATGTATCTCAAACATTTAATAACTGCGGCTGACGTTACAAGAGCAAGGTCTAATACATCAACCACAGCAACGGACACTGTAGATACTTCTGTAACTGCAACATGGAAAGAAGGTAATAACTGGATTCCTGTTCCAGATGCTGTTGTCTCTATTCTAAGAGTACTTCCTTTAACTGATACTGGTGGAGGTGGAAGTCTTTTTGATGTTCGTTATCAATTAAGACTAAATGATCTTTATGATTTTTCCTCAACTTCTGTTATGGAATATCAACTACAAATGCAGAATTTAGATTTCCTTGAACATATTCTTGTAGGTGAAACACCTATACGTTTTAATCAACACCAAAACCGTCTTTATATTGATATGGATTGGGAGAATAAGATAGTACCTGATACTGAACATATAATTATAGAATGTTATCGTAAGGTTGATCCTACATCTTACACTGATATATTTGATGACATATATCTTAAAAGATATGCAACCTCTCTCATTAAAAAACAATGGGGTGCAAACTTATCTAAGTTTAACGGTGTTGCAATGTTAGGTGGTGTTACCATGAATGGTGAAACAATCTACTCACAAGCCATAGAGGAGCAACAAAAACTAGAGGATCAGATTCAATTAGCATTTGAATTACCAGTTAGTTATATGGTAGGATAATAATATGGCTGTAAATGCATTTTTTCACTCAAGTAATGTTGCTGCAATATCAACAGAACAAAGTTTATATTCAAATTTAATTGCTGAAGCTATTCAAATACATGGCCACGATGTTTTTTATATGGATCGTACTATTGTTGCAGAAGATAAAATTCTTGGTGGTGATACTCTTTCTAAATTTAAAGATGCTGCAAAAATAGAAATGTATATGGAAAATGCAGATGGTGGTTTTGCTGGTGAACGAGAGATAATGAATCAGTTTGGTTTGCAGAATTTAAGTGAAGCAACCTTTGTAGTAAATAAATTAAGATTTCAAGAACTCACAAAACAAATAACAATAGAGGCAGGAACATCAGCTGATGTTGATGGTACAGGAGATGTAGAAGAAGGTGGTTCTATTCTATTAGAAGCGGGTACACTTGCTGAAACTACTACAGATTTAGAGGGTAGTGATTTCTATATTATATCAGAGACAGATGCAACAGATTCAGATCGTCCATATGAGGGTGATGCAATATATCATCCTATACTCAAAAAGATGTTTCAGATTAACTTTGTGGATCAAGATGAGCCTTTCTTTCAATTAGATAACAATCCAGTATACAAATTAAGATGCCGTCTATATGATTATGCTTCTGAGGAACTTGATACTGGTATAGATGATATAGATGCTATACAAGAAGCAATATCTACGTCTACTTCTGAACATCAATTCACAATGGAAGCTGATAGTGCGGTAGTTAATGCTATTAATATGGAAGACAATTCTGGCCGTATTATTCATGAAAATGATACAGATGAACTGGTAATCTATGAAGACAGTGATTTAACAACATCTTCTGGTGTTCTTCTTCTTGAGAATGATGCAGATACAGGTAATAAAGAATACTTAATTCAAGAAGACTATATAATAGGTGATGGTACAACATCAGGTGTTCAAGGAGCTCAAAATGAGTTGTTTGATAACTTTGATGACACAGTACTAGATTTTACCGAATCAAATCCATTTGGGGATGTAGGGAGTAGTTCGTAATGTTAGGTCAACAGTTTTATCACGAAAGCATAAGAAAAGTTATTATTGCTTTTGGTACAACATTTAATAATATTCAACTTGTTCGTAAGGACAATGACGGCAATATAAAACAATCAATGAAGGTTCCTCTTGCTTATGGCCCAAGACAGAAATGGCTTACTCGTTTAAACGAGGATGCTGATTTATCAAAGACAGTTGCTATTACTCTTCCTCGTATTGGTTTTGAAATACAAAATCTTTCTTACGATCCTGCTAGAAAACTCAATAGAGTACAGAAAATTAAAAAGGTTAAAGGTGTAAATGATGATCGTCTTGATACTCAGTTTATGCCTGTACCATATAATTTAAATATACAGTTATACGTGATGGCTAAAGAATCTGATGATTCCTTACAGATCATTGAACAAATTCTTCCTTACTTCCAACCAGATTATACTCTTACAATTAATGATATGGCAGATATGGGTATTAAAAGAGATGTTCCTATTGTATTGAATAGTGTGTCATATGAGGACAATTATCAAGGAGACTTTGAAACAAGACGAGCTTTAATTTATACTTTAGACTTTACTGCAAAGTTTTATCTCTATGGCCCTGTTACTTCTCAGGCTGTCATCAAAACAGTACAGGTTGATCAATATAGTGACCTTAAAGATACTGCACCGAAACGGGAACAAAGATATACAGTTTCACCAAAACCTGCTACTGCTGACGCAGACGATGATTTTGGTTTTAATGAAACAACTTCATTCTTTCAAGATGCAAAAAATTATGATCCAGTAACAGGAACAGATGTAGAAACATAATGTCTGATCCTCTCAAAGAATTAAATAAAGCTCTTGGGATTGCTGGTGATGTTGAGATTTTGCAAAAAGAACCTTGGAACTATAAACACAATAAAGATACTACTGAAACTTTACCAATAGTAGTAGAAAATATTTCAAACGAAGAAGATGATATTGAAAAAGATTATGAATACCAAAGAAAACAAT